TGGTACCACGATCCGATGAACTCGGACTACTCGCTCGAAAGCTATATCAAGATCGCGGAAGTCGGTGACGTCGGCACCTTCTGGACGATCGTCGAGGCGATCTCGCCTGAAGCCTGGTCGGCGGGCATGTTCTTCTTCATGAAGAAGGGAATTCGCCCCCTCTGGGATGCGCCTGAGAATGATAAGGGAGGCGCGTGGAGCAAGAAGGTGGATGCGCAGGACACACCTGTTGTCTTCCTCGACTGCATGGTGCACTGCCTTGCGGGCAAGCTGTTGACGCGGCAGAATGAGACGGTGGCGGGCATTACGGTCTCGCCGAAGGGAGCCTTCCACATCCTGAAGTTCTGGAATACGACGACCACGGTGTCGGATCGAAAGCTGTTCAGTCCCACGCTGAAGATGAAGCTCGGGGAGGATATCGCGTACAAGGCGCACAATCTTCGCCCCAAGTAGAGTAAAGAGGTTATCTCATAATGTCTACTGTCCCCCCTCTGTCGGGGCCACCACTGTATCGCTATGTACCGGGGGTTGGGAAAGTTGCGAGTTCACTTCGGGGTGAAGTGGGACCTCAAGGACCCGTGGCTCCGCGGGGTCTTATTGGAAATACGCTCACTGTGGATGCCGTGTATGGCAATGATGTGTCTGGAGCCGCGAATCCCTATTCGGTTCCTTTTTTGACAATCAGCGCAGCTCTGTCGGCCGCCTCTGCAGGTCAGCTGGTGTTTGTGAATCCCGGCACCTACAACGAATCGATTACAATGCCCGCCAATGTGTCGCTCAATGGAGCGGGCGCACAAGCCGTCGTGATTCAACGACTCAATGTATCGTCAAACATGACCCTCCTGACGATGGGCTCCAATTGTCGCGCAGAGAACTTTACGGCGAACCTGTCGTCCTCGTCAAACGTGGATCTCATCGGGGTTGACTTTCCCAGTGGAACCGTCCCGACCGCCAAGTTGCGCAACTCCATTTGGACGGTAACGTCAACTGCGACAGGAGCTCCTACGATTTTGGGGTGTCGGTCTGCTGGAACCTCCGTGACAACCTTTGCCTCTGCGAACATGATTCAGCGCTCAACCCTGAACGTGATCTCAAGCAGCACAGGAACTACGCGCGGAATTCTCGTCAGTGGATCCAACCGGTTCTCGGTTCGCGATATCGTTGTCTACGCGCGGGGCACGGGAACGGATATCGTCGGGGTGGAGACCACGGATGCTGGGGCTTTTTTTGATTCCAAGACGACAACCATCAGCGGGACGACGCACGATATCAATCGAAGTGCCGGCACCCTTCAATTGGGGTTCACGGATCTCGTGAACAATGACGCGAATGGGAATAGCTTCAGTGTGTCCACTGAACCGAGTCACATTTATACGGGGGTTATCGGGAACGTTGGCAACGGGACTCATTTCCTAGGCCCCGGAACGGTTCCCTATAGCAGTTTGGAAACAAGCGAGTTTGCGTTGCCCTTCGCCCAGCCCATCATGGTCTTTGAAGGCGTGTTCCGAGCGACAAACGCACTGGTGTCAGGCGTCGCCACGTTTACCCTTCACAAGAACGCTTCGTCCAACGCGGCCTTCATGACGGCAACCTTGAACAGTAACAATCAAACAATCCGCGCAACCACGACGTCAGAGCGGATCGGTCTAACCGATTTCCTCATTATCAAATTGGTCACCTCTGGAAGCATCGGACAGAATCCGATCTTTGCTGCCATTGGCACGTATTAATGCAGGGTAAACAAATACAGAACCTTGGTGAGGTCTCCGAGGATGGTATCGCGGAGATTGAGGAGGTCTGTATCGGTGGACTTGATCTTCTTCGGAAGCACCTTGGTGAGGTACGCAGTCTGCGTGGCGACAAAGGTGCGCGCCGCAGACTCACTGAAATTATGAAGCTTGATCGACCCCGACACCTTGGGGCGTCCGTAGCGTCCCATATAGGACTCTACGAATGCATCGATGTTGGTATCCAGCGACGCCGTCAGAGCATCCGTCGCCGTGTGACGCGCAAACGACTTGGTCTGCCAGTGGTAGAGCTTGATCTGGTTGCGGATGGTCAACAGGCACATCACGATATCTCCGCCGGAGGAGGTATTCCTGCGAGTCTTCGCCATTTCTCTTTCCCCGGAAATTACGCAGAGCACGGCATGAGGCAGAGCTTGATATCACCGAGGTTGGCGATGACGTAGCGGATCATGATGAACCAGTCATTCTTCATATGGATCTCGAGGTTGTTGGAGAGGTTCGAGCACTTGGTAAAGAGCACGAGGTGGGGAAGCGAATAGGTTCCCGAGACGATCTCATTGGACTCCTTCTTCGAGATGCTGAGTTCCGAGGCACTGTCTCCGAGGGTCACTGTCTGGGACGCAAATGGACCCTTGCAGGTGAACGTGAGCGTCGAGCCGATGTTCTTGATGTCCACCGTCTTGGCAGACAGGAGGGTCATGTCGCGGCAGATCTTCTGAAAGTCGAGGGACGGCATGGTAATCCGCGTGGCGAACTCGGTGTCGAGCATCTTGATGTCGGACTCGTCGCGATCGAGCAGATTGATCTTGTAGCGAACCCGGCGCTTCTTCTCGCCGTTCTCGAGCGTGATCGTGAGGTGGTTGGACTCAGACTTGGAGACGCTGAACGTGATCGTGTCGTCGTTGGTGACGGTCTTGACAACACGGTAAAAATGATCGGTGTTGAGACCGACGTCAAACTTGGGCGCCGAGTGGTTGTACTCGTAGTGCTCAAACTTGTTTGCGTGGAGGCGCATGTGGGTGAACACGGTGCGGGTGTTATCCATCGCCACCATGCGGATGCCCTCAGCGTCGAAGACCAGGCTCATCTCGACAAGCATCGACTTGAGACCTTCAGCAAGGGTGCGGATGGGAGCCGTCTGAACCGTCTTCGCCACTACGATGTCGTCGCTCATTTTGTATACCCCTCGGCGAGCGTTCTAAGTTCCTTACCGCGCATAGATGGCGTAGAGGATCCCCACGATCGCTCCAAAGAAGGCTCCGGCGATCAACAGGAAGCCAAGCATGTAGCCCCCGAAGAGCCACATATAGCTCACGAGACCTGTGGCGTTCTTGGCGGCGAGGAAGGAGAAGCCCGAGGGCATGAGGACGAAGATGAGGATGAGGACGACCAGGGCTGCAGCGCCAATCCCGACAGCGACCTTCCAGATCTGTTCTGTGGGGATTCGAAACCCGAGCACCGTCGTAAATTCAGACTCGCGATCCGTCGACTTGTCCGTTGCAGCGTTGGTCGACATTATGTAGGAGCACGAATTTTCAGGCGGGTCGTCTGGCAGAGATATGGTCGATCTCGTGATCGTGTCGCTTGTGCATCAGACACCCGAGATGGTGTATTGGATGGCGGAGAATCTTCACCTCTATGTCCGAGGGTCGTTCCGGTGGGTTGTCCATTACAATGGGGCTCGTCCGCTGGACAGGAGCCGACTTCCAGACTGGGTCTGGCCGATTCCGGATCCGATCCAGACCCAGGCCTGGACGCCCAGCATCGTCTTTGCCGTTGCGAAGTGTATTGCGTATGCGGCCTCCAAGACGACCTTTACGAATGTTCTCACGATGTCCTCGGGATCGGCCTTTTTCCGTCCCTATGTCGTTCCGACCGCGGAAGAGGTTCGGTTCCTGACGTATGAACCCCTCTTCAACGGAAGTCGCCCCTTGCCGCACCTTGAGCCGTTCTCCGTCGATCGACTTGGACACATTGCAGAGGAGCTTCAGGCGCAGGGTGCAGGAACGTGGCAATATCCGGGGTTCGACTCGCACACAGAGCTTCACGATCGGATTCGAGCCCGAGGGTTCAAGTGGGTTCGGGGATCCCAGTGGTCGGGTCAAGTGATTCCTCGTGTCCCCGCGCTCCAGATTGCGGAGGACACGCTCCCGACGGGACCTTCCTACGTAGGCGAAGAGATCGTGCTGTCGACGTATTCGTATAACTATGCGGTGGCGCAACGGAGACCCGTCGCAGCATCGGAAGCGATTATCAATTGGGAGTCAGGATACATTGTGGATCACATCGAGACGATCCAAGGCTACCGGGCAGCCTGTCGTGCCTTTCCGGGGATGGGGCATCTTGTCTGTAAGGTTCCGGATGACCCCCTCCATCCGGTTCGCGTCTATTTGAACACACACCTAGCGTGAGCGAACGAGGAACGGGTAGGCCAGGAGACCCAGGAGGACGATGAGAATGACGATATCGACCGTGCGAATGATCTTCTTCTCACGGTCGGGAAGCGCATCGTACGCCTCCTCATACTCCTGGGGTTTCGCCCACTTCCACATCCACCCCAAGGCCGTAGGCTTCAGGCGATCTGTACAGGAGTAGATGAGGTCATACCACGCGAGAACGACGTACGCAAGACACGCGAGGATGAAGTTCATGACGATCCGGTGGCTGAGCGCAACGGGATGCGGGAGCCAGTAGATGATGAGGACGAACGCAGAAAAGACAAGGCATTTGGGATTGAGAGCGAGTTCAGTTCCAAAGAGACCGCCGCCCATTATGGGTTCCCGAGATAAAGATAATACGTTAGCGGGTTTGTGAGATACGCAATCGAGACACCCTCCGCAATCAGCCGCTGTAGATAGAGACTGTCTTCCCGTCGCCATGCGGATGGGCGTTCATCAAATTGAATGCGTCGGAAGAGACTAGCGCGAACTGCACAATGCGCCGGATGAACACTACACGGAGTCCGAGACACATGGAGTGCTCCGGGGTCTGCGTGCTCTGCAGGAACGGTATGGCGATGCATCCGCAGAACCTCGTGGTAGACGGCGTCGCATCCAGACTGGTCGAATGCGTCTCGAAGATAGGCAAGTCGATTGGGATGCATCAGGTCATCCACGTCGAGGAACGCGATGAGATCCGTCGTCAGAGCCTGTGCAGCCACATTGCGGTTTTTGGCAGCGTCCTGAAGCTGCGTGGTATAGAGAATGTCGACTTGGAACCCGCAATAGGTAAAGCGCAGCGTTCCGCGTTTCTCCCATCCAGAGCACGAAATCACAACCTGGGTCGGGAGATGGGTTGAAGACGCGATGTTTGCAAGAAGCGCATCGACATAGTGCATATGGCCACGGTAACACGGAATCGCAAGTCCGATCGTCGTCATTACTTGGTGTAGAGAACATACAAGAGCGAATAAAGCCCAAGAAGACCCGTCCAGAGAACCTGATCATCGGTGAGCACGGAGTCGAGCAATTCCATGCCGTAGACCGACGCCGCGACCATCGCCGAATCCGCGACGAGAATCTTCCAGGATCCCTCTGCAGCATAGCGCTTGAAGAGATCCATGACACGGTTCTGTCCAGGCGGAACCATGAGGATGATGAGGTAGAAGAGGAGGTCGTGGACGAGCTGGATGGCCACGGCAATCGCGACGAGTGTCAGTCCAGACGCGGCCGGGAACAGGAGCTTCGCGAGGGCAATGCCGAGGACGATGATGAGAACATCCATCCCAACGGCGTTGAGACCGAAGTCTGCGTACCACGTTGCGAGGGACTTGGTGAGCGGAAACACCTTCGAGAGAACGATGACGGCGAAGTCCACCCATGCCGTTGCAGCAAACAGGGCTGTCCAAGGGATCATTTATATAGAGTTTAAGAAACTGCGTCGGGGTCTATCCAATGTTCTACAGCCAGGAGAATCAGGATCAACTTCTTGAGACGTACGTCTTCAAAGGATTCAAGCGAGGTATCTTTGTTGATGTTGGCGCGTGGGACGGAGTTGTCTTTAATAATACCCTCTTCTTTGAGCGGGAACGGGGGTGGACGGGGTTGAATATCGAGCCGCACCCGGATCTGTTTGCGAAGCTCGTCGCAAACCGCCCGACCTGCACGAACGTCAATGTCGCAATTACTGACCGGAATGGAGAGGGAGAGTTCGTCGCGATCTCGGGGGACACGAGCATGCTCTCTGGCCTCAAGGAGAACTATGATGTGCGGCATCTCAACCGAATCGCGCGTGAGACAACTGATCTGAAGACGGATACATCTGTCATTCAGGTCCCAGTCAAGCGACTGGATACTCTGTTTCGCGAAACGAACACGCGTCGCGTTCATTATCTCAGCATCGATGCCGAGGGATCTGAATTCGCAATTCTTCGATCCATTGATTTTGACTTTACGTTCATTGACGTGATTGGGTTCGAAGCAAACTACCCAGACACCGCCAGTCAAATCGTTCAGTACCTTGAGTCAAAGGGGTATGTTCGTCTCCCAATTGTCAATTCAAATGACGTCTTCATGATCTACAAGGACTCCGTATTTACTCCTGGTCGCTTGCACTCTCCTCTCCATCAGTGGCGCCTCCCTTCTTGACCTTCTTCACGCCGAACTTGCCCTTGGTCGCCTTGTAGCCGGCCTTTTCGAGGCGACGGGTCTTCTTGGCGAGGGTCGAGCGCTTCTTGGAGACGATGCGACCCCACTTGTTGTACTTGAGGTCGCGCTTGGTAAGACCACCACTGGTGTGGTGAGCCGTGTTGTGCATCACCTGAGCCCGAGAGCCGACAGCCTTGCGTGCGCCTGCAGTTTGTTCACCGTCCATTTATGTTAGGGGTGAGAAAGTCTCAGGATCGACCAGGATTTGGGGGTTGGCCGGGGTTGCTGCGTATCCAGAAAGGATCCCTGTTGAATGCGACCACAATAAGTGTCTTCCGACCACGGGAACGGAAAGGAGACCACCTGTTCCCCGGGGCGGATCACCCCGGCTCCATGGTGGACGAGGAGCGATCGACGCACCTTCGGATACACGCAATCGGCGAGGAAATTCTGATCGGAGCAGTAGCGGGTCTCGACATGCTTGTGCGGGTACGCCTCGTAGAGCGTCCGAAGTGAAAGTCGCGCGGCTGACGTGAGAGCCCAGAGCCCACCAAGGAGCGGTGCCGTGTGCTCGGGGTTGTCGCGGATCGTGTGCGCCACACAGGAGGACGAGAGAAACTGCTGCATCGCCCATCGATCTCTCCAGCCGATTCGACTGTCTGTATCCCGCACGAACATCGTGTCGACGTCAGGCTCGTCAATCGCGAAGAAGCGAAAGGTCTTGTTCTCCGCGCCCAGCACGTTCGTCTGGCGAAGCCGAACCGACGAACAGACTCGAAGTCGATCCAAGAAGGACTCGGGGACATCGGGGGCGACATAGACGTAGACCGTCCACGTTGGAAAGTGGTGGCCAATCAAGGCGATGTTTTCAAGCAAGCCCTCTGAATAGAGAGGACGTTCGGGTCCATAGAGACAGAAGGAAACGACGATCATTGTGCTGACGTCAGGAGAAAACAGGATCCCGAGCGAGTCACGATGCGATAGCCGGCCTCTCGGATGATCCGGAGGAAGTCCCTCTCCGCAAACGTGTAGCTGTAGCAATCAATGAGGTCGTAGGCCTTGTAGACGCGAAGCGAGGCTCTGTCTGCAATCTGAACCCGGTTCAGCAGGACATAGGGGCTTCCCTGCGCGAGAAGGTGACGCAGTCCGGCACATCCATCCTGGAGAATGTCGAGCAGCCCCGTACAATAGAGGATGCCATCCCGGAATGTGCGAGATGTAGTGCGGTAGTCTTCGCAGACGAACTCTGCAAACGGCCAGGCCTCCGTCGCGACTCGAATCATCGCCTCAGAGAAGTCGAGTCCAAGATAGGGGTAGGGACGGTTCTCCTGGCGAAGAAGCTGCGCGGTGGATCCGACCCCACAGCCGATGTCGTACAGCCGGAGTCCAGCCGGCACGTGCTGAAGACAGGCGAGCATCGCGACCCAGTGGGGAGGATAGGCGTTTGCGAGTTCACTCCGATTGAGCGCAAGCTGTTTCTCAGGGAGGCGGTCGTCTTTCCAGGCCTCTGTCATTTGGTGTTTCTGGTTGCTCTTCTTATAAATGCCCTGGTGTATTGTCTACCTCGCAAGTCCGAAAGACAGGCGAGTGGGAGCTCAGTTCGGGGACGTGCGAAAGCTCGACATTCTCGCGGCATCGCTTCGTCTTGCCCGTCAGCAATTTCCGACGATCGACACACTGGTCTTTCACGAAGACTACACAGAGGAGGAGATGGCAATCCTCCCGTCGGGACTTCAGTACCATGCGGTGGACTTCAGCGGGTACGACGATCTCTTTGTTCGTCACACATTCCCGAAGGGCTATGTTCTGATGTGCCGGTTCTTCAGTGGTCAGCTCCAGCGGCACCCGGCGCTTCAGACCTACACCCACTACATGCGGCTGGACGATGACGCCTTTTTCCAGGCGCCCTGGATTACGCCGGAGCACGTGGACAGCCTTCTGGGTCACGACTATGTCTATCGGTCAGTCTTCTACGATCTCAAAGATCACCAGGGGTTGTTTGAGTGGACACTTGCGTTTCTCAAGACTGCGGGCTACGAGGCTCACATCCCGGCGCTCCTTCGTTGGTTGGCCACGAAGGGAGTTGTCCAGACCAAACAGCAGATCGGAATCCCCCGCCGGCGCTTGACTGCAACGTACACCGGACTTGCGCCGTACAACAATTTTCATCTGTCGAGTCTGCGGCTTTGGTCGCATCCACTTGTGAGCGCATACGTTGACCGTCTGGAGGCGGACAGCGGGTGTCTCAAGCATGGATGGCTTGATGCGAATGTTCATGCAATGATCATCTGGTGTCTGGCTCCCCTTGTCGGGTTTGGAGTCCACCACGATGGCAGTTTCGGGTATCGCCACAACAAACACGTCTCGCAACTGGGATCGACTGAAATCCGATGGGAGGACTCGCTGCCCTTTTATCCGAGCTGAGCGCGGAAGGCCTGGAGCAGCTGGGGCATCGCGGCCTGAATCGCCTCGGGATGCGTCCCGCGAAACGGAGCCGTATAACACGGACCGCGCCGCGCCGGAATCCATTCGTGGACACCCACATACATCCGCTCGAGCAGGCTCCGCTGGAGCGTGGATCCCCGAACCCACGGGAGATAGACACGAGTGTAGTAGTTCTCAATCGTTCCGCCCGAGACAAAGGTCGTATAGTAGGTCGTCTTGGTTGCAACCTGGCGAGGGAAGACGTAGGAGTAGTGATACATCTGAACGCCCGTCTTCTGATAGAGCTCGTCGCTCGAGATGTGCTTGAGCTGAAGTTCAGCCGGATAGGACATCGTCGGAGGGCGGTGCGTCTTCCACGTGGATCCCGGAACATAGCGGAAGATGCGAAGGAAGTTGTCCGTCTTGAGCTCAAACCCGGTCAGGTAGTGCGAGAATCCGCCGTAAAAACTACAACTCTGAACGCCGACAGAGGTCGGAGCCTCTGCAGCCAGGAGCGCCTTGATCTTGAGGATGTCCTCTGTGCGATAGACCTCGTCCGAGTCGACCATCCACAGATAGTCAATGTCATCGCGAAGCAGCGACAGATACGCGCGGGACTGATCGTCTTTTTCGGCAAACTGGCCGTGAACGACGCGCAGCTTGGAGTCCGGGTCGGGAAAGGAGTCCAGGATGGAGTTCGTCCGATCGGTGGACGTCGTGCGTCCCTGCTCCTGCCAGAAGCGAACGGGACCTTCAGCGATGACGATCTGATCGACATGGGGATAGAGCTGCTGGAGACACTCGCGAAGCACGTAGTCTCCCTCGAAGACAATCATCCCGACGGCGATCTTCATTTGTGTAGCCTCTCGTGGGCGCGTGAAAGTGCGTGTACATAGTCGACGTGGAGCGCATGAAGCGCGGGTGTTTTCCAGATGGGATGGTCGGGCTTGAACCAGCCCGACGTGAACGTCTTGTCCTCGAGGTTGTACTGGAACCGTGAGAAGTGGTTGAAGACGAGGTCTTGACTCTCTCCGTTCCATCCGATCACCCCCTCGGAGAGACGCGAGAGATCGTAGACCTCCCACTGCCAGGAGGCTCCGTGCCCGATTCCGGTGTCCACGTAGAGTTCAGACGGCGCACAGACCACCGGGAAGAACTCGAGAAACTTCTGGTCTCCGCAGGTTGCATACTGCGTGGGTGTCCGGCTCACCACGGCATCCGCCCACCAGTTCAAGAGGCGGCGTCCGAGCGAGGAGTTGCGGAAATAGACCACCCCAACATTGTAATGTCCCTCGACATAGGACTTGGAGAGACTGAAGTGGCGATGGCGGAAAATCCCGCAGTGCTTGTCTCCAAAGGCCTCGAAGAGTCGAGTGATATCCTTGTAGAAGAGGATATCGGTGTCGATATAGGTCAGCGAATCACACTCGATCGTGTTCATGAGATACCGCGTAAAGACACTCGCAAGCGTCCAGCAGAACCCCTGAAAGTCATCCTTGCGAAGCGTCTGGAGTTTGTACTCCTGGGTTCCCGGCAGAACGAGCCCCGCGGGAATGAGGGTCTCCGGTGGATAGGGAACCACGTTCGGAATGCGAAGACGGGAAAGACCCCGAAAGGTCGGCTGATCCATGCAGTAATAATGGAGCGTCCACTCGAGAGTTGCGGTTCGCTCGAGGGATTCGATCAGGGCAAGTCCAAAGGGAAGGTACTTCGAATCAGAGACTGCCACGAGGTGCTTCATTATACACCTGCTGGACGACCTCTGTAATCTGTTTGGGCTCGAGGGTTGCAAACATGGGAAGGGACACAAGTGTCGCCGCAAGACGTTCGGTCACCGGAAAGGTCAGATGGTTCATCTCCGAGAAGGCCTTGCTCTTGTAGAAGGGAATGGGATAGTGAATGAGGCTCTCAATTCCGGCTGCCGCGAGGCGTGCCATGACAGTGTCCCGATTCTCAACCCGAATGGCGTAGATGTGGTAGGAATGGAAGACACGCGGATCGCGAGAGCGGACGTGGAGATCTCCCAGTGCCTCTGTATAGAGCTGCGCAACCCGCCGCTTCGCCTGAAGCAGTCGCGTCACGTCTGGAAGCTTGCGAAGCAGGAACATCGCCTGGAGCGTGTCCATCCTCCCATTGGTCGCAGGGATATCGTGGACGTACTTCGCAGACACCCCGAGGTTGCGCAGAAGTTTGCAGCTGGCGGCGATCCCGGCATCATTCGTGAGGATCGCACCCGCGTCTCCGATCGCGCCAAGATTCTTCGACGGGTAGAAGCTGTGGCAGGAGATGTCGCCCCAGGCTCCAAGCGGGATCCCGTTGTAGAGGGATCCAAAGGACTGTGCACAGTCTTCGACAATGCGAATGGACTTCCCACGGCAGAGGGCTCGAAGCGCGTACATGTCGCAGCAATCTCCGTAGAGATGGACGACGAGAATCGCGCGGGTCTTCGGAGTGATCGCAGCCTCCACCGCGGCCAGATCGAGAACCCCCTCCTCGGTACAGTCGACGGGAACCAGGGTTGCGCCGGATGCCTTGGCTCCAAAGGCTGACGCGATGTAGGTATTTGCGGGGACAATGATCTCGTCGGTCGGAGAGAGATACAGAGCCCGAAAGGCAAGTTCGAGGGCTGTCGTTCCCGAGGAGACTCCGACGGCGTACTTGACCCCGATCGTCTTGGCCAGCGCATCCTCGAGCGCAGTCACTTCACTTCCAAGAATGTAGCGTCCATGTCCGAGCAATGTCTGAAGATCCGCTCCAAACCCCTCTGCAAACGAGGCGTTGTACTCCTTGAGATCACTCATGGGGATCCGGAATCCCGTTCCGAGGGGGTTTAATGCGGTCATCTCTTAGAGAAACAAGACGTGCCGTTCGTAAATGAAACCCTATCTCCTCCATCTTCCTCGGCGGCAGAACGAAAAACCAGGGTATCTCGTTCCGATCGAAGACACGGACGTTGGGTTTCCAATTCGTCGTGTCTTCTACATTTCTGGACTGCCGGACGGTGGGTTGCGCGGATACCATGGGCATCGCGAGACGACAACGCAGTGTTTGATTTGTCTGACGGGGCGTGTGGATGTCGACGTAGGGGGCGAGGTCATCCCCCTGGCGACAGACACCCAGGCGCTCGTCGTTCCTCCGGACAATTACATTGTCCTGACGTTCTCACCCGGGGCGCTCCTTCTCGTTCTCTGTAGCACGCTGCACAAGGATGATATTGTCTTTACGGCATGAGTCACATCGGGAGACGGCCGAGGATGGATTTGGCTCCCCCCTGAAAATGAAAGTTATTCAGGGGGAAGGTTCGTCCGTCGACAGCTGTGACGATCCATCGACCTGACTCTCGATGGACTTGTTTGATTCCGTCCCGCATCACGTACGTCGTCATTCCCAAAAACCCCCGCGCTGCGTTGACATTGTCATCAAAGACAGATCCGTCTGGCTGAATCTCTGTGAGACACCGAACTGGCATCTCTCGGGACAGCAACGCATACAGTGTCATATCGCAAATTCCACCTGGGGTTTTCGTGTCCCGATGAAACCGGATCTTCTCTTCGATCAGATGCATCCGTGTTTTGGTGACATAGATATCGCGACACATCTGCTCATACGCAGTCAGAAACTCGAGTGTGAGACAGGATACGTGGATCGAGGCTTCCATCGTTTTCCACGAGCAGTACGCGAGCGTTCCATCGAACAACTCGTCTGCAGGACGAAGGAGGACGCAATCAGAGTCCAAGTGGACGCAGGTCGTCTGGTGTGTGCGAACCAACCATTCCCGAATGTAAAAGAGGCGAGCAAAGCACGTGAACTCAAACTGACTCGAATTCGTCGAGTAGTTCACGAAGGCCTTTCGAAACTCTTGAAGGGAGGGTGTCTCTAGCGTTCGAAAGTCAATGTGTGTAACTCCTGGGATGTCCCGGTTGCTATCATCTCCGATCAGGACAATCGTAGAGGCCAGTGGTCGATTCCGTTCGATAGCCTGTCGGAGATAGTCTGGGTTTCCAATGTGAAAGAGAACGACAGGCAGCATGTGTCTACGCGGAGCTTACAACGTAAATCAAATTCCGAGGATCCATTGCGTCTCCCCGAAGATTGGCGCACGCAAGCTTCTTAACGTGACACGAGAGACTGAACGCAGCCTCGTCCAGCGCAACTTCTGAGATGAGGTTCTCCGTGTGCACGTCCCACTCTCGCGTCCGGAAATCGCGACATTCCTTTCGGTGCTCGACGAGAATCAAACGCTTGGACTCCCGCTTCGCTTTCTGAAGAATTGAGATCCACTTCGAGTATGGAATGCCAGCTCCAAGCAGGATGTGAACCATGAGGATCTCCTCCTCACAGGGCGTCCGAAGGAAGTCCTCGACAGAAATGCGGCGCTGGCCTGCGTAGAATCGGAATCCATAGTTCATCCCTTCCGTTGGGTGCGGTTCGATGACCTCCAAAAATGAAGTCGTGTTCAGGTCAACGATTGAATCAAGCGCCATACAGCACGTGGCGTGCGGATTTCCATTCCCCTGTCCGAACCGTTCAGCAGGAGGATGGGGTGCCTCTCCATAGTACTGAACCTGCATGTAGTCGCGAGTTCGAGGGTAGTCGTCGTACGCAATCAGCCAATCAATCTTCGGGAGGAAGGTCTTGTATCCCAAATACGGTCCAGTGGGATCTGTGTTCCAGATGTTCGAGCCATAGACACCCGCGTGCGGCTTGAACTGGAGATCCTCCGCAATCGACTTCTCGTAGACAACGGGAACCGTCGCAAGTCGACTGCGAACCGCCTGGAATGTCTCGTTGCTCTTGAGCCACCCCTTTCCTACAAAGAGCACATTGATGCTCCGGGGATCCCGCGCGAAAATCGCATGTGTCATCTGCGTCGTGAGATACTGCGGCTCGAAGAACGCGAGGATCCGGCTGCAGTGGTAGCTCGGTCCATTGATCGGAGTCATGGGAGTCTCCAGGTACGGACGATAGAAGTGCACGAACGTCTCGAAGGCCTTGGGGTCGAGCTTCGAGCGAAGACGGTCATAGATCTCCTGGGAGAACGGCTGCTCCAGAAACGAGTTGTCCCGATTGAGATCCTGGGAGAAGGGTCTGCAGAAGAAATAGGACACGTACTCGTCAAGTGTCTCGCTGATCGCGATCAGATTCCTCTGAAGGTCAAGAACGTCAAACGTATACGAGTTCACGTCAAAGAACGTGATCGACTCGAGGTCATGGAGATGGGGGAGCAGATTCAGTCCACCAAGTCCGCCGACAACTGAGTAGAAGTGCTTGCACTGCCGAACCAGATGCTTCTCGAAGAAGAGCTGGAACCCAAGGTAGTTGTCCGCGGACGCCAGGTAGACGTGTTCAGGCTTGTCCCACTCCATTTCTTGTATACTCAAGGTCACTTCGTAAATCTAATGTGGAACGAGTCGGTGTGCGTGATGTCAACCGTATGCTCCTTGCTTTTCCCATCTGTTTCTCCGTGCAAGGCCGACAGTCCCACTACGTAATTGTGGCGATGCGCATCACACCGAAAGTAATGGAGCATGATCGAGACTTGGTTGACTGGGCTCGACAGATACCATCTGGTACAGAGCTCTCGCGAGATGTGATCGGAGAGCTTCTGGTAGTCGGGGGACTCCAGCAGCGCGTTGAGAGCTGTAAGGTTTGCGTCCTTGGACACAAACTGAAGGGTTCCATTCACAGATCCAACGTGGTGCAGGGTTGCGGCTTGCGTCTCGGTGTCGTAACTTACGCACAATCCCCAGTCCGCGTTTTCGTAGTGTGAGAACTTCCCTCCTTCACAGAAGAAGTTCCCCAGGGAATAGAAGATGTTGTTCTCATACCCCTGTACAACGTGCGGATGATGTCCGATGACCAGATCAGCTCCAAACTCACGGAGCATCTGAAACCGATCGCGAAGATACGACTGCGGAATCGGGATGATCTCCGACCCTCCGTGATACGTCACGATCACGCGCTTTGTCGCCTTTGCGGCTTGAATCTTGGAGTACAAGACTCGCAGATGATCGAAGACAGCGACGCCAGGACGTTCATACGTCACTCCTCCGAACTCATTCTCGCAGACTGCAAAGACGACGACAGACCCGAGATCGAGGGGGGTAAAGGCTTCGTCAATTGTTGCTCCCGTCCCCGTATGGAGAATTCCATGCCGGTCGAGTTCCGTTCGTGTTGTCGTAAGCCCGTGGGAGCCAAAGTCCATGGTATGGTTGTTCGCGAGGGTGACGCAATTGAAGACAGCGCGAAGACTCGGAAGATGTGCAGCCGACGATTGGATATGAACGCCAGCCTTCGGAATCCCTGCAGCTCCTCCTGACAACGGCGCTTCAAAATTCGCAATCTGGTAGTCGTGGGACTGCGCAAACGCTCGAACCTCCGGAGACACCGACAGTGGACGATCAAGGACAATATCTCCGACAAACAAGAGTTTCATTGTATACCCCTTCGAAATGTGTGTAGGTTTCTACCCACATTGTGTGGGGTTTCCCCCGTGTTCCTCCCCCGACGACCTTGAAGTTCTGGTGTTTAGTTGGAGTACGCGAGGCCGCCCATGCCGGACATGACACGGAGGACGTTGTAGTTCACGGCGTACACGCGGACCTGCGCAGTGCGGCCAGAGCGGACAGTGTTGACGGACACCGTGAGCTGGAGGGTCGCCTTGTCGATACGGGAGAAGTTGCAGGTGCCGCTGGGCTGGTGCTCCTCGGGCTTGAGCGCGAAGGAGTACACGTTGATGCCGCGAGTGGGGGTGCGGCTGTGGTGCTGGTAGGGCTGGACCACGTCGAAGTAGCGGCCCTCGCGCTCCGTGAAGCGGTCCTGGCCGTTGAGCTGGAGCTTGGCAACCTCCACGGGGTTCTTGCCCTCGCAGCGAACACCGGAGGCGAGGATGACCTTGGCGAGGAGGTAGTTGGTGGTGGCCGCGAAGACCTCCTCCCCGAGGTTGGAGCCAGAGTCGAGCCAAGACGCACCACCCAGCGACGGGCCGGGGTTGATGCCGAGGCCGGGCAGGTAGGGGCCAGACGGGCCATCGCCAGAGGTGGTGGGGATCTGGGAGTTGATGCCGTTGGGGTTGAGGGCAGTGCCGCTGGCGCCGCCGCCGAGGGAGCCGCGGCCGAGGATGTCCATGACAACACCCTCCGTGGTGAAGTCATCCGTGTAGTTGAACGGCTGGCAGCCGTTGACCTCCGCGATGAAGTTCTGGCCCGGGGTGCAGTCGACGAAGGAGTCGCGCTGAACAACCCAGACAAGCTCCTTGACGGGGTGGTTGAAGTTCAGCTGGATCTTGTTGGACGAGGAGGTGATCGACTCGGCGCCAGTGTACTGGAGCTGCTCGATGAGGTACTCGTGGGTCTGCTGGGCGAACCGGCGGCGCTCCTCAGTGTCGAGGTAGATGTAGTCGATGTAGAGGGACGCGGCGGTGAGGGACTGGATCGCGGTGGAGGGGGCGGTGGAGCCAGACTGCTCGTAGTAGCAGCAGTTGATCCACTGCTCGAACTCGACGTTGATGCGCACCTCGTGGTACTGGAGGGCGATGAGCGGGATCGCGAGGCCGGGGTTGCGGCAGAACCAGAACTGGAGGGGGATGTAGAGAGTCTTGGCCGGGGTGCCCGCGCGGGGGGCGCAGGAGTTGGTGAGCTCGGCGCCGGCGCAAGAGGCATCGAGGGCATAGCCCTTGCGATCCTTCATGAGGACGAGGTCGTGGGTGTTGCCGATCATGTCATCGAGGGCAGAGATCGTGCCAGTGTCCTGGGTGAGCTGGGTCCAGATCTGCATCCAGTCGCCGTACTGGCGGTCGATGCGCTGGCCGCCGATCTCGAGCTCAACCACCTTGATGAGGCGGTGGCCGATGTAGTTGAGCCAGCGGAAGCGGCCCAGGTTGGTAGAGCCGGTGGAGGAGAGGTCAACGGCGGGGAGGACAACCTGGACGTAGGTGCGGTACATCAGGTCGGCGTTGCGGTTGATGACGGCGGTGACGCGCTTGTTGAAGTCCGCCTGGCCGTTGAAGGTGACCTCAATGGACTCCATGGCGAAGTTGGTGTGGCGCTTGT